ACCCCTTTTTTATCTGTCTGAGGCTTGCGTTGTGCTGCTGTGTTTGACTTTCTCGCCTTGGGTAATGCTCTGGTACCTAAAAGGGGTGATTTTTTCACTACAGTCTGTTTTTGGGAGCCTGTACCAGAAAGTTGCGCCTGTAGCTTTTTTATTTCTTCATCCTTGTCTCGAACCATATATCCAAGCTTAACCTTTGCCCTTTCTCTTTCATCGGCTGCTTTCATCCAGCCTTCACAATTTCTGTTGAGTGCATTGATTTGAACTTTTAGCTCACCAATCAATTTACGCAAGTTTTTACCTTCGTCTTCTAAAATTTCAACACGACTTAGGCGCTTTTTATTGTCTTGTCCCAGTTGGTGATTAACCACGAGAAGCCGATCGATTTGTCCGGCTTGAAAAATCCATTTTTTAATAAAGTTCATTTTTTCTCCCCAAAAATTTCTTCGAGCAAATCTAGCAAGTTGTTGGGATGGTGCTTTCCGCAGTCTGAGCACGGCTCTTTTTCTTCTACTTCAGATGCTTCAATGCCCTTTTCATAATGAGCTGCCAAAGCTTTGTTGAACCACATAAGGGCCTCTTCTAGTCTAGCTTGCCCTTCCTCAAAACAATTAATTCGCTCTTTATCGTCGCCGCTTTAGCCCTTTACAATTGCTGCCTTCCACAATTCCTCGGCTGCTAGTTTTAATTTTCTTGTATGTGCAGAAAATTCAGAGTTGTAGGTATAATTTAAACTTCTAAAAACATCTGTACGCATAATTAATCTCCTTTTTTAGTTAAATTTTAGTTAAAACGGTATATCATCCTCTTGAAACTTTGATGCACCCTGTTGTTGTGGCTGGTGTTGTTGTGAATCATTTTTCGGGTCGAACATGCTGACTAAAACACTGCTCGAGCCTTCTTTGTGTGGAAATCCAGCAAAGTTGACGTGGCGTTCGATAAACATGAATTTACCCCCGTCAGCATTTTGCATAATCTTCCCAACGTTGACGTATTGCCCTTTCTTTTGCCCGTTTTGATCTGTGTAGCTCCTGACCTTAACTGCCAGATTTTTTAGAGTTTTTGTTGACATCGAACCCATCCTTAAGTTTAAAAATTATCCCGTGATCGTCTTTTGTTGACCATCTCCCAACTGGCTTGTAGCCAATTTCCTTGAGGCTCTTCGTGTCCTCTTCTCTGCCGTAGCGCACTACAGGCAGTTTAAATTTTCGCTTCATGCTGCTATTAGCGACCTCCGGTATGCGTCGCCCATCGCTGCGCCCACTCGCTTAACTTCCTCCCATCCAAGCTTGCTGACTTCCAGCTCTCTGGACGCTGCACGTTCCATCGCCGAAGCCATCGCATCTTTCAAATACGCCGGATGCTGATACTTTGGACGCCATGCTTTCGCAGTTGTTTTTTTTGCTGATTGATACACTTAATTTGCCCCCTGATACTTCCCCTCAGCCACCTTGACCAAGTTGTTGAACGTTGTTAAAAATTCAAAATCTGCTTTCCAGCCCCGCTGATTGTCGCCCCTCAAAAATGGGACTGTGGCTGCATACTCGAAGTATTCTTTCCACCACGCCAGGTCTTGGGGTTTCACGAGCTCATGCTCGGGCTGATTCCAGCAATTCTTGATGTGAGACTTGCGTTTGTCGTTTAGCACTAGCACTCTTGGCATAGCTGGCAAGAGATCGTGATACAAGTCCACAATTTTCTGATAGGGGATATTCTGGGATTTTCTTTTCTGAGATTTTTCTGACGAGGGTTGGTCAACGGAAGTTGACGAAGTACCCCCTCCCTGTTCCTTTCCCTGTTCCTTTCCTTTCCCTGTTCCCTGTTCCTTTCCAGGAGGTACTGCTACCGTAATGCTACCGTACTCGATTTTTTTATCAATTAAATCCTTGATTTGACTAGGCTTTGGCTTGTTGATAACTTGGTGTCTCTCAAAGTTTTTAACTTTTCCATACTGCTTGCCATCGGTGCCTAAAAATAAATCTAAATAACCTATTTCTGACAGCTCTTGAATGAGTACCGTAGTAGTACGTGACAGATCACGTAATGGAAATACATCAGCTTCAAGCAATTTAGGGTTTGCATTAAAATACCCCTCATCATCCGAGTGATTTAAAATCCCAATAGCTAACAAAGCTGCTTCAGAGCTAACAAGGGAAAGGCCCTCATCTCTCCAAAACTCTGGTTTAATGGTTCTAATTCTTGCCATTGTTAGGCCCCCAAATTTCAGATGCATTATCCAAAAGGTCATAACGAGAAACCTGATCTTTAGTTGCCTTTTCTATTTTTATAGCCAGCGAAGGTGATGGATTGCGCCTGCCGTGATAAATTAGCCACAGCGCTTCTGGCGTGACGCCAATCTCTTTAGCTAGCTTCGGGATTGTCCCACGGGGAGACTTATCAATAAAATCTCTAAACATCATTTTTTCATATCTTTTGTTAGTTTTTGTAAGCTAACATAAGTTAGGTGACACGGCAAGAGTGTACAAGTATAATTTTGCTATACCAAACAAATGTATAGGTTTGCCCGTACAACTCTAACTTTGAATTTATTTTTTGTCAAATATCATAATGTTATTAAAAAAATAACAATTAAATAACAATTGTTATTGACACAATAAGCTAACATTTGTTAGTATAACCATACCACAACGACAACGCCAAGACGCTCAATGACCAAATACCAAGTAATTCTAGAAGACGGACGCTATACCGTTGAAGAGGTCGAAGTTTTTGACTCATACGGAGCTGCTTTAAAAGAAGCTGGCAAGCTGAATGCAGACTTGAATGAGTTCGATCACATGTGCAGACAAGCTGAGCATGAGCGGAATTTAAATTGTTTTTCAGAGGGCATCTGATGTATCAAGTTTGCATTACTTCAAACCCTGATGATTCGACAATCTACGAATTCGACAGCTATGGCAAAGCTTACTACTTCGCTAAAAAGCATCGGAGTATAGGCGCTAGAGTTATTAAGCGCGGTAAAAACCTTTTAAAGAATTTAGATTTTTTTGCAAGTTTTGAACAACCAGTTAGAAAACAAACCAGGAGAAATCATGTTAAATAAAAAGCCTAGAATTAAAGCAGTGACGACCGTTAAGCAGATAATGGACTGGCTTGCGGATTCTCAATTAACTTATTTGGATTTTTTGGAACAGCTTGCATGGCGTCAAAAGATTTTATCTCTAGAGCGTGCTGTCATCAAAAAAAGCATGCTGTAGGAGTCACGCTATGAAAACTTATGAAATTTATTTCAACTACCACCCCGCCGAAGATCGCTTCTTGAGTCGCAAAGACCTGATTGCTGACAATTTGAATCAAGCAGCTATCCAAATTAAAGATTTGATCTCGAATGGTATTAAAACGTGGGTGTGCAACAAGAGCAATATTGGAGATAGCGCTATGTTTAACCATGGAGAGAACTAGGACGCTACATGACGTAGCTTGCCACGGATGGCACTTTTTTGAAGGTACTTTGCTATTGTTGGCGCACATTCTCCGGCAGAGTGCCCCCCCCAAAAACAATGAAAGGAATTATATGAAATTTAAAACTAAAAGTGATTGGATATGGATGCCGCACGCAGCACATTTTTGTTGTGCTGATTATTGTAGGTTTAAGCTAGCAACATGTGTTGGTGATTATATAGTTTCTACTGTTGGCGAATATTATCCAGACAGTAGAGTTAGAGCTATATTTGCCGACTGTAGGGGTGTAGAAATAGAAGGTATTGGCCAAGAGTGGGATAACGACTACAACAATAAAATGGGAAATTATGGATTTGAAAATATTGGATCGGATAGACTTTATGAAACGATGGTTTTTGTAGCTAAAAAAACAAATCATAAATGCTGTCCTTATGTAATAGAGTCCGGTCATGAAATCGACATGGCTGGCTATAACAGTCCAGAGTTGGCATATAAAGGGCATATGAGACTTTGTAACAAATGGTTTAAAAAAGGAAAACAAAAATGAGTTTATTAAAAAATCCGTGTGACATACAAGATAATGTGTTTTTAGCAGGTTTAATCTATGGGCAGCCTGGCGTTGGCAAATCAACGCTCGCACTCTCTGCGCCAAATCCAGTGTTGATCGATGCTGATAACGGCGTTCATAGGGTTGAAAAACGCTTTCAAGTGCCGTCGTTGCCTTTAAAATCTTATGATGATTTATTGACTTTAGTTAATAGCGATGAATTGAATCAATTTGACACAGTAGTTTTTGACACTGTGGGAAAGTTGGTTGATCGGATCGGTGACTATCTTATTAAAACAAACCCTAAAAACCGCCAAGCCGATGGTTCTTTAACTCTCAAAGCATATGGCGCTTTAAAAGTTGAGTTTCAAAAAATGATTAGAGCTTTTCAAGCCAAAGGTAAGCACTTGCTATTTGTTGCTCATGAAAAAGAAGAGAAAGACGGCGATGATAAAATTGTGCGTCCAGACATTTCAGGATCGTCCGGTAAAGACTTAGTCAAAGACCTGGATTTTATGGGATACATGGAAATGCGCGGAGATAAACGCAGTATCTCATTTAGCCCTTGCGGCAAGTTCTACGCTAAAAATAGTATGCGGCTACCAAATATTATTGAAATTCCCGAAACCACAAAGGGCAATACATTTATTGAAGACGTGATCATCGAAGGCTCAAGAAAGCGCAGAATTGAAGATGCTGAGCAAAACCAAAAATACATTGAGCTCAACAAAGAAATTGCAGGCATGCTTGAGAGCGTAACTGACGCCGACAGTGCAACTCAATTTTTAGATCATCTCAACAAAGTTGACGCTATTTGGGACAGCCATTTGCAGGCTAAGCGCAAGCTTAAAGAGATAGCTAAAACCCTTGGCTTGGAGTACAGCCAGGAATTTAAAAAGTTTGAGGCAATAAAATGAGATATCTGGTAACGCCATCCCTCTATAGCTCGTGGTATTGGTACAGAAAAATGGATGCCAAAACCAAGCAAGACTTTTTAGACACCCTCAACAAAGTTAAATTTGAGCCCACCCCTGCTATGCAAGCTGGTATAGATTTTGAAAATGAGGTTGAAAAATACACTCTTGGAGATAGCGAGACAAAATCTGAATGCGTTATCGAATTTGGAGAGTTGCTTATCGGGTCAATTTGGCAGGAAAAAGTTAGGCGAGAGCTTAAAATTGGTGAGTTTGATTTGTTGCTTTATGGGCGCACAGACGCGATTAAAAGAAACACGGTCTATGATGTCAAGTTTACCAAAAACTACACAGTTGGAAAGTTTGAATCCAGCATTCAGCATTGGCTTTACTTGTATTGCAGCAGATTAAAAGAATTTGAATATTTAGTCAGCAATGGTAAAGCCAACTATGTTGAGTTTTACACTTGGAGCGAGAATAGCTTAGAGCTTTTAAGCGGTCGTATAGCCGACATGCTTCAAGATATTTTTGCAGATAAAGAATTCAAAGAATCATTTATAAAAAATTGGAGCGCCAAATAATGCAACAACACTTATTAAATGTATCAAGTGCGGCTAAGTCTCTAGACATGACTGTTGAACGCTTCCGAGGCCTGCGCAAAAGAAATTATAAAGGCCTGGCAGAAATAGGCCGACTAATCGGCAAACGACTTTACATGACGCCAGAAGAAATTCAGGCGTGGGCTAAAAAGTTTTGGGAGGAATGATAATGAAAAAGCAAAAACCAATCACACAGCTATTAAAAAATATCTTGAAAGATCACATTGAAGCTGACCAGGTTTTCACTCCCGAGGATGTCTCAACATTATTTAAAATTTTCAAAGTTCATGTGCGCAAAATGTATGTTGCAGTATTGCTTAGCATGCTCATAGAGCAGGGTTTTATTGTGAGGCTTGAGCGTTCTTTTTATATTAAATTAAATAAATAAGAGGGTGTGATGAGGAGCATGATTTTACAAAACATTTATAAATCTGTTAAGAACTTGCAGTTTATTTTTAGGCCTACTTTTTGGTTTATGTCAGGGAAATATAGCCAAGAGTGGG